GGTCCGCCATGCGGGTTTCGGTAATCCGTCAAGAAGCGTCTGGCGCTCCTTGGCTTCACCCAGCAACGTCTCGCGCCGCTTGGCGGCGTACCGCGACCGCTCGGGCTTGAACGCCTTCCGCCGCCGCGCAACCTCCTCCGGTGAAAGCGGAACCCGTTCAGCCTCCGGCTTGTCCATCTCCTCCTCGCCGATGTATTGGCCGTCCCCGATGTCAATCATGCCCGGAGTCTTCGCTGCCGGTGCAGCAGCCGGGCTCTCGCCCAGCACGCGCGGGCCGCCCGGCCCGGCTGTCTTCCAAGGCAATGCGGCGGTCCCAAGCCGCGCGCCAGCGCCAACCCCCTCGTCGTCGATGTCGGTCTGACCGACGAGATGCAGAGCCCGAGAGACGCCAGATGACCTAAGGAGGCCGGTTCCCCCCCGCGCGCCGGGAGTTTTCTTCTTCTTCCCGAACAGCCCGCCGAACAACGCAGACCAGAAGGAACCAAACATTTTCGTATCTCCTACACAGCGCTCTCCGCGTGAAGCGCAACTCGCGGCCTCTCGACCGCACCCCACGACGATACCACCTGCAACCGCTGCGCCGCAAGCCAAAAATATCCCAACGCGTGACGGTAATGGTCGTCGCCGCTGCTCGTGTACCGATACTTCGCCACGCCAGACTTCTTATCCGTCTCTAAGATTTTCGCCATTGCAGCCGCCTGAGCAACAAAGATTTCCACTTCAGGACATCGGCGCGGCAGCGTCAACCGCTTCTCTGCAATCAGCCGGTGCGTCGAATCGCACAGACCTGTTCGGTAGGATTTCACGATCCCGGCGTCCTCGTCCACCGAGTTTTCCGTCAAGGCGTTCTCGGTGTACTCGCACAGGAGAATGCGGTGAGATTCGGCTTTCTGGTGTTTCCTGGCCGTGTCCTCGTAAGGCCGGATGTCATCCACTTCCGAGCGCACGTTGAATGCGCGGGCCAAGTCGTGCAGGGTGTTTTCCCATCCGTCCATCGGCACGCGCGCGAGGCGCAAAATCTCAAACCTGTCCTTCGCAACACGGATTCCGATGACCACGTAGACCGCCGATTTCCCAAGGTCTACGCCCATCCCGCACGGGCCAGGATGCCGTTGCAAAATCGGCTCGTTGCCGCAGCAGTCGTACACCTGCCCCTCGGTCAACTGGTCCTCTTTCGGGATGTACGGCAGGCCCAAGCGCAGCCGGTAGGTGTCCGCGAGGTTCGGGTTCGCCGGATCGTTGAACTCCTTCAAGATGTCCGCCGGGTCGTTGAAGGCACTCGATAACTGGCTCCACCTGTACCCCGCCAAGTCCTTCACTTCCGGCCTCTTGGCGACCCACTGGCCGGTTCCCTTGCCCGCGTAGACCGGCACGGGTTTCCCGCACTTCGAGCACGCGATATAACCCCGCCCCTCGTCACCGACGCGCACACAATCGGGAAATGATTCCTCCGCACAGGTCCACGTCCCGCACCCGCACCGCCGATGCCAATGCCGCTGGTCCGACTGGCCGAACATCTTGTCTATCCCGCGCCCGGGGATCGTCGGGTTCGAGATGTAGATTTCCTCTTTGACCTTCGAGTGACCCATCCGCGCCAGGGCCTTCGCAATCGCATCCTCGTCCATCAGGTCCAACTCGTCGAACACCACACGGTCCACCGGAACCGACCGCAACTTCGAGGATTCCTTGTCGGTTGTACCACCCTCGATGGACTGCGAAAGACGCGCCCCGCGAAGATAGAGAAAGGCGTTGTGAATCTTCTTCAGCGACGCCGTATCCGTCCCCTTCCCCTTCCCGCCAGACTTCACGAACCGCCCGATGCTGTTCTTGTTCGCCGCAATCAGCGGCCCGAACCGCGACTTGGAAAACTCCCCAACGTCGTCCGTCGTCGGAAAGAGGTACAGGACGCCTTGGGGATACCGGCGGTGAATCATCCCGTGCAGCGACTTCAGAATCTCCAATTCGGTGAAGCCGCCCTGCGTGGCTTTCATGTAGCAAATCCGCCGGTCGTGCGAGGTCATCGGCTCCAACTGGTATGCGTGGTCCGGCCACACAGAGAACACGCCGCTCTGGAGTTGCACCTGAACCAACGTGGCCCAGTAGGCCGCGTCGTACTCGGCCAGCACTTCGGGCTTTATTTCAGCCGCTACCGTCATTTGCCGTCCCCGCCAACGGGGGATGTTTCAGGTTCGACTACCCGAAGTTCGCCCAGGTGAAACTCGCCCTCTTGTAATTCTCCCCATCCGTCACCTTCGCGCACAAACCATTTGCAGACACAGGCGGGCTTTCCGCACCATTCACCAAGAGAATCCACGGTCATTTTCTGGTCCCCGTTCCTCTCGGCCCGCACGACATCGCCAACCTTGATAGTCATAGTGCGTCTCCTTTATCCGCCGTTCCCCCCGAACCGCCGCTGACGCTGCAACCGATCCCGCCGAAAATCGTCTATCTTCGGCGACCCCGCAGCCAACACCTTCTTCCGCATCTCGGATGCTATCGCCTCACCTTCCTCGTCACGACGCGCGTCGAACCGCTCGAACGCCTCGGCCACCGATGACGCCTGAATCTCGAACGCAAAGGAAATCTTCGCCTGGCCCGAAATGAGCATGGCCTGGCCCCGATACCGAACGGGCAGGGGTTCCCCGGGATGGTCTACCGGACACAGCCGCGTAACCTCACGCCCCTGCGTGTCCGCAAACTGCGCCAACTCGTACACCACCGGCGCCTCGACTTCGCCCACAGGTTCGTCCGCCATCAGACCAGCCCCTTCTCAAAAAAGGCCTCGTTTTGGACCTACACCCGGGAGAAGTAACCGATACCCACGCCAGAAAGAATACGCTGCGAGTGAAGGCTACAGTACCGTTTGCCTTCCACCGTTACCGTCGCAGAACGCCGACACTGGCGGCCATAAGACGCCCAGCAAGTCTCCCTTCGTATCATGGCCTGACACTGCTTCTCCATTGTGCGCATCGCCTTGGAGCGACGGTCCGCCGTCCACGGGAAGTTCTTGTCACTCACAAAAAACGCCTCCTTTTGACCCCACACGCCGGAGTGACCCATTCATTATTCGGCCCCGGCCCCTTGGGGTTAGACCTCAAAAAGCATTGGCTCTTGCTCGTCGTTTGTCTCTTGCCCCTGGTGTTCTATGCGCAGTTGCCCAGTGTGTATTAGCCGATGACAGTTTGGACATACCGCCAGCACATTGCCCTGAGTGTAGGACCCCCCATCTTTGCCGAATATAACCCGATGCAGGTCGCAAGGCCCCTCCCAGTCACACAAAACACACTTTCCCCGCTCAACTTTATCCCTGAGATTATAACGTTCCGTCTCATGACGGCACTTTGAACACTTACTTCTCCAGTACTGCTTCCCGCCTACAATTCCCCTGGAAACCACAGGACGCCCGCATATTTTGCACCTGGGACGCTTGCCGCGATTAACTAACTTGCCGCTCACTCAGCACCTCCCAAAAATACCTTCGTTTTGCAGTTATGCGCCAGAGACCCCTATTCGTTAGCGCGACCGGGGGGTTTGGGGGGTTTCGATGGTCTCGGAAAAAGCATGCTTGCCCGCACGCGCGCTGCCATGCGCTCTCCTACCGTGTATCGCGGCGGACTGGATAGGTGCAGGCCATGCCCGCCCATCGTCCATTCCACAAGCCCATCGCCCGCGCCTGGGATGAGCACACGGTCGCCAACCCTCAGGCCCTGCCAGCCTACGCGCTCGACCTTCATGCCTCAGCCCTCCGCCCTTAGATGCCCGTCGCCCCCGTGGTCTACGTTGCCCGCCTGCTCTTCCTCCTAACACTCTAGCGTGCCCTCGGCCCATGCCTCCTGATAGGTGTCAGTCAACCTATTCTGAAGATGCGCTAGCCCCTGCTTCAAGACCCCAATCTCTTCCACCAAACAGAACAGACAGTGCGGCGCGTACATCGGGCATGGTGTCGTAGTCGGATTGTGCTTCTCGCATAATTGCTGCTCCATCGTTCAGCCCTCCTATTCGTGCGTGTGCCCGTCACCATCACCAGAGGCCACCAGGCTGCCCTCAGCCGGGCGAACGCCCTCAACCCCTACCGACTCCACCACCGGCGCGGCGTTCGCCTTTCTTAGCATATCCTGTGGATCATCGGGCTGGGCGGGTAGCGCGGAGGAGGTTATAGGATCGATTGTGTGCTCCTCGCTATCACCGCCCGCGCCCTGAATCTCTATCGCCGGACACGGTAACCCCAATGCCCTATCCCCCATCTCCTCTAACGCCAGACGCGCCAAGCGCGAAGCCTCAATCGCTATACGCTCGTCGTACTCGTGCTTCACCGTAAGGTCCACGTGCAGGCCGACATCGTAAGCCCCCACCATGCGCCCGAGATCCTCAAGGTGCTCGCGCGCGTTCGTCCTGTCACTCACCGCACGGCACTCGTGCATCTGCTGAAGGTGCTGCTGCTTGACATATTCACACGAAACCGCCGTCTCCGCTGCCATTTTCTCGGCAGTTTCGGCGCTGAAGGCCGTTATTAACTGTCTTACGGTAGTATTCTTTAGTAACTTACAACCCACAGTAGCAGCAGCACTCTTAGCGTATCCTGCTGCGATAGAGGCTTTTGTGGCGTTAAGATAGGCTGAAGTACCAGGACAAGAATAGGCTTTAGCGAAGGCGTGCTGTCTGCGTCTGACGGCTGTTCGGCTTGTGGACTTTCCCTTTCGGAGTGATGGGCGTGCTTCTGGGTCTTGATCTTCGGCTGCTTCGTCGGCGTGACTTTCTTGCGGCTGCCGCTCTTTCGGCGGCGCTTCGGGTTCGGCGGTTACTTGGCTTGGCAAGTGCCTGTTCCTTTCGGGCGAGCCACGGCTTCCGTTTTTGTAATCCTTACCTCTTACCAGGTGGCTTGTCAATAGGCATCTCGGACATTTTCAAATTATGCGCTTTTTCTATTTTCCTGTTTCTGCTCTAACCCCTTGTCTTTTAGAGGCTTATCGCGGAAAAAACTTTTTTCAGAATCCCCGGATTTTGGTGGACTTGCGGGTGTTTTGCGTCGATAATACCCTTGGACAGATGGGACGAGCCATGAACCCTGAAACGAAACCTGAACTCGGCCGCGCGGGAGTAGGCACGCCTTCCAAGGCGCGTCCCACTGTCCAACCCGCGCGGTCTTCTTCTCTGTCTGCGGCACAACGAGCGATGCGTCGCGAGCGCCAACGTCGGCGGCGTGCCCTGAATCCGGAGAAGTGCCGCGAATACAGACGCCAGTATTATGCCTCCCATCGCGAAAAGTCCCTTGAAGCAAACCGCCTGTATCGTGCAGCCAATCCAGAGAAGCGCCGCGAGGCAGATCGGCGATACAAAGCAACCCATCAGGAGCAATGCCTCAAATCCGGCCGCAAATATGACACGACACATCGGGAGAAGCGTAACGAGTACCGGCGTAAATGGCGTGCGGCCAACCGAGATAAATTTCGCAAAAGCAGCCGTAAATGGCGGCGCTCGGCCAAACCCGAAAAGGGCCGCGCACGCAACCAGCGCTATCGTTTTCGTAAGTGCCACCTGAAGGTCGAGACCTTCACCGATCTTGAAATCTTTGAGCGCGACGGCTGGCTCTGCGGCATTTGCGGCCAGAAAATCAACCGTAGGCTGAAATGGCCACATCCGCGCAGCAAGTCACTAGACCACATCGTGCCGCTTTTGCGGGGCGGCGGACACGCACGCGAGAACGTTCAAGCGGCACATTTGCGGTGCAATATGAGCAAGCATACCGGGGGCGGCGGACAATTGAGATTGATAGGCTGATTGACCTTGCGGCAATGGGGCCGCGCCTTTTCTGGAGGCTGATGCCATGACGCCGATCTATCTGCACCCGGAGTTTCGGGCCAAGGTCAAGCGCAAGGCGCACGCGACCCGTTCGTACAGCGGCGACCTCGCGGACGTGACGCGGGACGTGCTGGCGGATTTTCTGAGCCAAGACGCGCGGCATACGCTTTCGCACGTCCTCGGCAGGGCGGCGACAAGGGCGGACAAGGCCGGATTCACCGAGACGGCCCGCGAGTTTCGGGACCTGGCCCGGCTCGTGGTCGGCCTGGGCGTGTAGCATTGACCTGCGCGGCATGGGGCCGCGTGCGAAAGGAGAGAGGCCATGCCAGTTATCGGAATCGAGGCCAAGTGCGTGCTGTGCGGCAAGATGCTTGTGCAAAATCTCAGCACTATGAAAGCCTACAGGCGAGGGCTTCGCCGCGCGGGTTGGGTTGAACATCACACACCGTTGCCAAGCGGGGCCTACAAAGTCCGGCACTGTTGCCCGGAATGCGCGGCGGGGCGTGCGGTTGTTTTAGCCTGAAGCGCGCCTCCGGGCGCGTCCGTTCCCTCGGCGTCGAGTCGAGGGCGCGGGCCTGCCCGGAGCGGTGGGCAAGGTGGAGGATGGGCCATGACGACGCGAGCGCAGCACACGCCGTTACCTTGGGCGCGCGGCGAGGTTCGATGTAATCAGGTTCTTGGCGGGGGCCGTTCGGGACGGGCGGAAGTGGTCTGCTCCGGGTCGGATGATGCTAACTTGGATTTTATCGTCCGCGCCTGCAATTCATTTGACAAGTTCGACGACCTTGTGGCGGCGCTGAAGGAACTCGCGCGGACCGCTATCGCCGCGCAGCCCTACGTTCACACTGGCTGCCACACGGACGAGCGACACAACCGCGTCAACAACGAACTGATTACCGCTTGCACGGTGGCCAGCGCCGCGCTCGCAAAGGCTTCGGCCTGACTGCCATGCCCTGGGTCGGCCCGCCTCGCGTTCGTTGAACCTGGGGCAACGTGGCGCGTCGGTCGAGGCGGAAACAGGCCGGAAGCGGCGGTTTGACGGAAAGCGGCGGAAAAGAGGGAAGGCGAACGGGGCGGAGAACGAAAGGGGAAGGCCATGATTACCTGGAAAGACGACAACTATTCGCAGGCGCGGGTTGATGTGGCCGGGATGGCAACGCTCTTAGGGGCGTTGCAGAAAATCGTCGCGTTCCCAAACGGGACGAAATGGCTACTGCTATCGTTCGATGCTGTGGGCAAGACGGACGAGAAAACCCGGAGGGTGGAGTTGTGGTGGAGGAAAGACCCCATCGGCGAGAAGTCCATTATTTACGAGACAATCACAATCGAGGAGTTGACACGCGAGGGGTAAACGCGAAAGGGTAGAGCCATGAAAACGCTTTTGCAACTAGCGGTCCGGTTTGTGCTGGTGCTGCTCGTCGTCGCCGCGCTTGTGGCGTTCGCCACGCTATGGTAGCGAGGGTGGCTGAGAAGCACCAGATCGCTTATCACCGCGCCTGAGCCGTTCGGCCCACTTCCGGTAAATAGGTGCAAGGCGCTGACGCGCAATCGTCGGAAACATTGACAGACCTTCCTCGCAAAGCCTCGTTGCCTCGTCGAACCACTCCGCGTTGACCGGGCCGGTTGAATCGCAAACATGGCAGGCTAAGCCGGAATGGTCGGCGGGGTCGAAGTTAAACTTCGCCACACCGCTGCGGTCCATGCGATAGTGTGAACCGAAGTCTTGCCGTTCGCGCGGCTCGCGGTCGAGGCACAAGCCGACGAGTTTCCGTAGGTCCGGGTAGCGTCCTTTGGGGGCCATCAATTCATGCTTCATGGCCTCGCGGATAGTCGAGACGTTGAATCCCCGGAGTCGTTCCCATACCATTTCGGCGAAGGTTCCGCCGTCCTCTCCTATTTTCCTTGCTCCCGGTATCGCTCCCGCGCCCGGATTCCAGGTCTTGAGTATCAAAACGCCGAACTCCTCTTTGGTGGTTCCCATTAGTCAACCTCCCCCGTCCTGGCCCACTTTTGAAGTGACGACTCGGCAACTTCGTCAGACCACCTTCCTTGATTGAGCCACGTCGCGGGGTTCGGGATATACTGCCCGCCGTCCTTTGTCCAGCGATCGGATTTCTTCTGCGCTTCGAGGGCGGAGAGTATGACTTCGAGGGCAGGCCTTTCTTTGGCTTTAGCCCAAGCCTTTCGAGCCTCTATTTTTGCCACCTTTCTTGGGTATGCTTGCCAAAACTCGTCAAACCCCGGCGGCTGCGCCGCCGGAGTCTTTGGTTTTATCTTGTAGTCAGTTGCAGAAGCAGAAACAGCAGAAACAGCAGAAGGGGACGTTACTTCTGCGTTACTTGGTGCGTTACACTCTTTCGCACGATGCTTATCTACGCGAAGTCGGGTCTGTAGCCGCACTTTCTCGTCCCTCATCATTCTGCGGTTTTCAATCGTTACATCTGTGTTACAAAGCGTTACATTTGCGTTACATGTAACGCTCGCTGCACCGGAAGCGCGCAGTTCCTTGATTGCTCGGATCATCTCTTGGGCGGTGCATCGGGCGAGCCGGGCGAGGCTCCTGGGTGTGCCTTCCAGCCTTCCTCTTTCTGCGGCAAACCACATGGAACACAAGAGGTCAATCCAGATGCCGCGCGTGGCCGGTGAACAAAGCGAGAGGGCCGGATCGGTTATCCAGTCGCGTGGATAAAACTGGAAGGCGGGGGGTTTCATGGGGGACTCCAAAGCGGGTAGCCGTACCCCAACGAGGTGAAGGGATGGAGAACAGGCCATCGGCCTCGCCAGGGCACGGCTACTCGACTTGGATTGCTGGTTGACAACGCCTGTCCTCCTAACCCTTCACCATCATTATCGCCCCTTCCCGCCAAGAAATCAAGCCCAAATCCCGCCCGTGGTATCCCGCCCGCGCGCCCTACCCTATGTGGGGTCCGCGCCCGCCGGCAGCGGCCCGCCCGTCAAGGCGCCCTCGTATTTCCGCACCCTTTCCGCCCCCGCGACATAGCGCTCTGGCTCAAAATCGCGAATCTCCGTGCGCGCGCCTTCGGGCGTTCGCCAAAGGGCGATTTGGTACGGCCTCTGGCTGCTCGGCTCTCTTCGCCGAAAAACGTCGCGCGCGCGAATCGCCTGGGCACGGGTCCAAGCAGGATTGACGATTACGCGGTCCGGTTTCGTGGCGAGTCCGTCACTTCCCAGCCATTCCTGGAAGTCCGTAAGAAAAACGCCCCACATTAGCGGTCCCCTTCTTTCTGCGCCAGGATCGCCGCAATCAGGCAACCGTCCCAATCGTCGTCCGGGTTCCCGCAGTGCGTCCACTCGCCTACTTCGAGACTGAAGGTTTGTATCCAGTATCTGCCAGAGAACAGGCCGCCGGACCACCCATCCGTATTCGCTTCCAGCCACTCCCGCGCGCGGTCACGGAGCATGGCAAGGGCAACATCCGGCGGTATATCTTGGGGACCATCGGCCCCGCCCATCAAAAACCAGTGTGCTTCCCTGTCCTCTGTTTCTTCGGAAAAGCAGAGGGCTAAACGGCCACGGTCATACCTTGCGCACCCCATTTGTTCATCCGCCTTCCGCCCGCCCGCGCTCAGCCAATCTGAAATCATGGTTCTCTCCCGTCGAAAAGGTCCGGTTCCCGCGAGACTGGTATCCATACGACCGCCATCCTCCGGTGTTGC